ATACCCTTCATCATCTTGAACCAAGTATTCTCAAGAATATATCCATTTGAATCAAATCTGAACCAGTTATCATCAATCTTTTTCCATTGATTTTTAGGATAAGACCCATCTTGGTTACGATACCACCAGCCTGCTTCATCTTTTACCCAACCCTCTTTTACTTGCGGAGTTTCTTCTCCGTAAGGGAAACGGATATAACCGACCATTCCTGCGTATGATCGTGAATTGTAACGAGCTGGACCGCCAACTTCAAGGAAGTCCCAATTCCCATCGATATTTTGCTCAATTGTCTTCAGAGTGTAGCCGTCTGAATCTTCGATGACTAGACCTGTGTGACCGTAAGGCGAACCTGGAACATTCATTACGAATATATCACCAGCTTTAGCAATTACGCCATCACCTTCATATATAACCCAATCCCAAATAAACATCTTTTACTCCTCTACTTTTTCGTATGTTTCTTTAAAGATGTCATGTTTGCATGGATAAAATTCACCTTGCACACCTTTGATAATGTAGTCACCTTCTGTTGCAATCATCAAGCCTTCAAGCGTTTCAATTTTTAAAAGCGGATTGCTTAAATCAGCATAGTCAATTCGTACTGGATCTAATCCTAATTCTGATAACTCCAAAATTGATTCTTCCGTATCTTTAAACTGTACAGCCTCAATCACTACTGGTTTTTTACGGTATTTCATTTCTCGTTCCTTTCTGAGTACAAAAAAAGCATCTATGCTTGTACATAGATGCTAATTAGAGCAGTGGGCGGTGTGTCTGTCCCGCCATCTCTTCTACCTCATGGGTGCGTAGGAACACTAAATCTCTACTTCACCACTTCTAACTGCTCTAATTATAACATATCGTCTCGTTTAAGTTAAGTAGCATTCTTCTTTAACAAACGGTGGACTGATATCCTTGGCTTTTAATGTCGTCAAAGTTTGGACAATAGAAAAACCGTACGGGATTCCATACGGTTAGATTATTTTTTGATTTCTTCAATCACTTTTTTTACAAACGCTATGATAAATAGCATTAAAAACAAAAATACCAACCACCCGAAAGCGATCAGCACCCATTCCCAAATAAACATATTTTTACTTCTTTCTGAGTACAAAAAAAACACTTAGATTTCTCTAGGTGCTTTTGATTGTTAATAAGCAAATTCAAGTTTTGGTTTTATATCTTGATAAAGTTTTAAAATTTCAGGAGGAGTATCTTCACGGAAGATAAACTGTTTCTTTCCTGAAATAGTTTTATCGCCAACAATCCAGTGGCGGATTTGTTTTGTAAAAATCAAAACTTCTTTACTAGGCATAGCCATTACTTCCATGATAGAACCTCCTTGACTTTATTTAACAGATTTGTGTCTGTAACCTTATCTCCCAATACCCCGACTTCAGCAACCAGCTCATTGATGTTATTGTTGTAAAATGCAATAGCTGCATTATCGCTAATGCTATAAAGATAATTATAGTCATGTTTCAATTGTTCCTTGACATACGATACTAATGGGGAATTCAATTCAGACATTGCTTGTTCGACACTATTATACCGTTTTTGTTGGCTTTGTAAAATGCTTTAGCAGAATCCCAATCTAACTCCTTTCTGAGCACGAAAAAAGCACTTAGATTTCTCTAGGTGCTTAAATAACGAATTGCATTTTTATATTTTTTAACACGCTCGTAGTCTGTATTGGAAACAGTTTTTAAACGTGATAAATCTGAGTTATGTTTCAAATCAGCAAGTTTTACAACTCTTGCTAAATTATTCGATTTCACTTTTTCAAGATAGTCTTGATAACTTTGGCCTTTTTTCTTTGTCAAAGTTTGTACCGCTGTAACAACTTCATTTGACAAACCATAGGCCAATAAATCAGAAGCAGTTATATCACTATCCTCAAGCACATCATGTAAAAGAGCAACAGCTTTTTCTTGCTCAGTTTTGACTTGACTGGCCACATAGAGAGGATGCTGTATGTAATCAACGTCAGCTTTATCCACCTGCCCTGCATGTGCTTTTCTAGCGATAGCTAAGGCTATATCAATCATACCGCTACCATCCTGTCAATATACGCAAATGCATCATTTTCTGAAATTTCTTCAAAATCCGTAAAATCATTAAAAAAGATTTTATTGAACCAATCTATGCTATCGACCCACTTTTTTTCGATGTCAAAAACTTGCATGACACCATCGATTAAACGAAGCACCTGAGCGTTGTTCGTCATTGTGCGATAGTATTTAATATCTTTCACATCACTTCACCCTCTCTATATTTTTAGGAATTTCAAGGCCATTACTTAAATCAATCATTTCTTTAAATAATTTCATGCGTTCTCGATCAGATGTATTCGTATCACGATACTTCTCATAAAGATCATGTAATAAACCATTCTTTAAATCAAAACTTTCTCGAGTATGATACTGCATTTCAAAGTTGATACCATCTTTTTCAATAACTGTATTCACGCCTTTATATGGTCCATTTGTTATCCAAGTGTTTTTTACTTTTACAACTCGATACCCCTCTGCAATAAGTTTTTGCTTCATCTTGGAATACTCTTCTGTAAAAGTGTCGGAATCGAAAATGGTTGTGTACCTCAAAGCATCGTTAATTTTACTTGCAGCCTCAGCCGAGCTTATATTTTCAACCTGGCTATCTGCTGTAATTTTACGAGCTAACGACTCAGCTGTCTTCTTTCGAAATTCAAGACCAGCCAATTGATTTTCTCCAGCAATCCGTTGCATATCGCTTGTAATTTTCGGCTCGGCTTTCGAAATCTTAGACAACAGTTGCCCGCTATAGAATCTTGCTTTAGTTTCCCTTGTATCTTGATCGTACATCTTTTCTTTATCTTTCGCAAGATACTTGCTAGGTACTGTCGTACATCGACAATTCGGATGGAACGGTGGTGCGTTCAATGCTGGCACCAACTCAGATACTTTGAATATTTTTCCATTGAATGCTTGACAGATATGACACGCTTTTAATTCAGTCATAACTTCAAATTCTTCAACACCGTTCGTTTCATAGTTCGATTTCTGAGCCTCTGAATATACCCTTGCTGATTCTGTCACTGCTAACCGTCTAGCGTAGCCATAGGAAACATCAAACTCTTTTTTAAGATTGTTAATCAGAACGTTTGTGCCTTTACCTCTCAAAACAGTATCGGCAACACCTTTCTTGACAATGTCTCTTAATTCGTTCTGTCTTTTCCAAATTCTAGACGACCACGACGCGGCTTACAACATAGACCGCGCTACAAACATTGTTTTGTAGCGTTTTTTATGCACAAAAAAGCCCTGAGATTGCTCTCGGGGCTTTTCGTCAAACTTTAGAAGTGATCACCTAGGTGAGATTATTCTTCTTCGTCCTCTTTTTTCTTGCCAGTCGCAAGTAATCCTAAACCTGCAAGGAGTGACATGCTTGCTGCATTGAAGACTGCTGATAAGTCTTCCACACCTGTGTTAGGTAATTCTGGTTTACCTGGAGTTGGAGGTGTTTGAGGAGGTGTATTTGGTGTGTTTGGAGGAGTTACTGTGTTATTAAACTCAGTATCTTCTGGTAATCCAGCCACAGCCGTTAATACTTTACCGTCTTTCGCTACAGTTACAGTGACAGTCGCAACCATTGTATCGTAAGTTACGCCTTCTTCTGTTCCTTTCACTTCTTCAACAGTGTAAGTGTAAACTCCTTCTTCGCCTCTCTTGAATGTTAAGGCAGAGAATTTAATCTTACCGTCAGCATCGTTTGTTACTGTTTCGATGACATTTCCATCTTTGTCTTTAAGTACAAAGCTGAATTCGCCATCTTTCAGTGGACGACCTTCAAGTTTCTTAGTGAATTCGAATTCCACTTTTGTTGGGATGTTAACAACACGAGTTTCAGTTGGTTTTTCTGGTTTCTCAGTTGTCTTCTTCGTTGGATCGTATTGATGAACGATTTGGCTCGCAGTATTTTCGATATCTACGCCATCTTTAGCACCTTCTTTGATTGTCGCAACAATGTCAAATTTATAGTAGCGACCGAATGCGAATTTAGTAGTGTCTAATACTTGAGTATCTTCTTTATCGCCTAAAGATTTCGTTAAATCAGCTTTAGATGTCGCTGTAATTACGCCATTTTCAACTTTGATGTCGAATTTATCAGTTACATCTTCACCAGTAACGCTGTCGTAAGCTTTAATTTTTGCAACGTCAACCGTTAAGTTTTCTTCATCGTAGTTATCTGTGATTCCTACTGATTGGATGTAATCTTTGTTGTTTGCGTCAAATTTAGTTGTATCTAACCAAACTTGGTAAACCACTTTGTCACCCTTCTTAAGTGTTGTTGTATTGATATTTTCAGCTTCGTTGTTGTCAGCTTTATCCGCATAAGGATCTGCTTTCGTATCTGTTACAGCATCTGTCAACTCAGCATCATCATCTACTAACTTGTCGCCAGTAGTATCGAATTTCTCATCCTTCACAACAAATTTCTTAGGTTGGAATTCTGGAGTTCCTGGAGGAGTCACTGTATTGTTGAACTCTTTATCTTCTGCATCTGTCACTTTTGTGATTAACGCTTTAGCAGTTCCGTCATATTTCACTTCAACAGTTACTTCCGCTTTCATCTTATCGTAAGTCACTGTTCCGTCAGTTCCAACT